GGATTATATTACGGAACTTATCGCCGAGGATACTTTCAAACTATTAACCGACCTGGATTATTTCAACGGTAAACTGCACTGGTCAGATCGGCGGAAAGTTCTCTTAGATATTGCCGGTGAAATTGGAACCCCGCAAGGCTTTGATACCCTGCTCGATGAGCTTAACGGCAGGTCCATTGACGAATACAAGAAGGTTTTAGCTAATCAGAAAAAAGGATATGAAAAGGAACGGGGTGAAATCAATCCTCGGATTGACGAAATCCAGAAGGGATTCGGCGGCAACGGTTATGTTGATCAGGTTGATACTGCTGGTATCGACAAAGAGAGAGATAAGATTAAGGCTGAGATAGCCGTCTTGGACGAAAAACGTAAAAAGTTATTTGAGGCCGAAAAGGTCAGACAGGAAAAAATAGCTTTAATCAACGAACTGGAAAAGAAAAAGATTCAACGTGAAGGTGAACTGAAAAGCGATACCACTGGCATAAAGGATTTACTGGACGAAAAGGCTGAGATCGAGATTTACATAGGTCAGTTGCAGCAGGATGTATTTAACGCATCGAGTGCAATTGGGGCTAAGAGTGGGGCGTTGAGAAACGACAAAGCCGAACTTGAGGCATCAATGACTCACCTTAACAACATTAGATCCGATTATAACGAGGCATCGGATGCTCCTGTTAGTGATACGTGTTATGTTTGCGGGCAGAAGTTACCTGCCGAAAAAATAGCAGAGCTTGATGAGGCCCGCAAAAAACATCTGGCAAAGATAATCAAGGAAGGCAACGAGATTAAAGCTGATGTCGATGTTTGTAAGAAATCAATCGCCAAATACGAGGAAGAAATAAAACAATTCCAAACAGACCTCGAAGCCAAAGAAGCCAAACTGCAAAAAGCCAGAGACAAAAAAGAGAAACGGTTTGCCGAAATTGACAAGCAGATTGCAGCCAACGAGACCAAACCGCCGGAGCAGGATAAATTCTGGAACGAGTTTGACAGGTTGATCAAAAAGACTCAAGCCGAAATTGGTAAACCTATAAGTGAGCAATTGCAGGAAATAGATCGCCATCGAACCGAAAAACAGAACGCCATTTCTCAACTTGACAAAGCCTTGGCACATGTCGACCGGCTAAAGCAGGATAAAACCCGAATAGCAGAACTTGAGCAAAAGGAAAAAGAACTGGCCGGAAAGATAGCCAATGTTGATGCTCAACTTAATGATATTGACCAGTACAAAGCCTCTGAAAGCAAGCTAATTGAGCAGACCGTAAATGGCAAATTCAAGCATGTAGAGTTTAAGTTATTTGACAACAACCTGAACGGCTCAATCGAGGAGACCTGTGTGGCAATCTACAACGGTGTTCCTTACTCTGATCTGTCAACAGGCCAAAGGATATTCTGCGGGATTGATATTGTAAATGTTATGTCAGAACATTATGGGGTATCAGCTCCAGTGTTCATTGATCACTCCGAAAGTTTAACACTGCCGATTGAGGCGGATACACAGACCATAAAGCTGTTTGCAGTAGAAAATGTAAAAGAACTCAAAATTGAACGGGAAGGAGTATTGCAGAATGTCTAATCAAATGCCAAACAAATTACAGACAATCAAACAATCATTGATGGCAAAGGGTACTATCAGTCTTTTCAAAGACAACCTGCCCAATGCTATCGGCAAAGAAGCCGACAAAATGGCTGAACGGTTCGCTAAGATGGTTTATACCACTATCTGCCAGAACCCAACGTTACAAAAATGCTCTGTGCCAAGTATCTGTAAGGCTGCCAGCATATCGGCAAGTCTTGATCTTGATATTGACACACGGGGCTTAGCTTATCTTGTGCCATACAAAGATAAAAACAGGGGCTTAGAGGCACAGTTTCAAATCGGCTATCTGGGCTTGATCGAATTAGCGTACAGGAGCGGTAAAGTAAAGGCCATATCCGCTCACTGTGTTTATGAGTCTGAAAAAGATAAGGTTGAGATTAAAAGGATTGACGGTCAGTTTACGGTCAAACACCCATTCAGCTATGAGAAACCGACTGGAAAAATGATTGCTGTTTATGCAACGGCAGAGGTTGACGGAGTTGACTCGCAAACAGTGGTTCTGCGAGCCGATGAGATAGAACGTTTTCGCCAACTGTCGAAAGCGCCGGATTCACCGGCTTGGAAATATCACTATGAGGCTATGGCGAAAAAGACGGCAATACGGCAGCTTGCTAAATTCCTACCTAAGTCAATCCTTGAGGACTTTGCAAGAGGTGCAGCTATTGACGAGCGGGAGACTTTTATAGAGGCACAGGTATCGGCAGAAGATCAAATCAAGAACGAAGCTGGAAGTGAAATTATAGACACTGTTTTTGAAGATGAAGCCGACCCCGAGACCAAGGCAAAAGCAAAAAAGCAGATTGATGAATTGAAGGATGCGGAAAACGAAGAGCCTGCATTTATGCGGGATTGAAAAGCAAATAAGTCCCCGTGGCGGAATTGGTTCCGCACGTTCATGCAGAAAAGGATGCCGACTGCCGCAGGTTCGAATCCTGCCGGGGACAATTGAAAGGATGGTTAAAGTGGCAGTGATAAATAACATAACTATCGAATGTGATGTTGACCCTGAACTTGTGCTTGATGAGATTGATATATCGGACGTGGTTAATTACTTGGGCATTGAAGATTTATTAAACGAAATAGGAGAAAATGCAGCAGTAGAGCATTTTGGCTTGGAGTTAGCTGAATGACTTTTGTTCAACATTATTCTGGTTCGGGTGGTAATTTATATGAGGTTACGGCCAACAGCGGTAAACGACTACTTATAGAGTGCGGTGTTACTTGGTCTAAGCTACAGAAGGCCCTGAATTACAACGTAAACGGTATTGTAGGCTGTTTAGTAACACACGAACACCAAGACCACAGCAAAGCAATTAAAGAGATCATGCGGGCTGGTATTGATGTTTATGCCAGCAAAGGGACGGCTGATGCTCTTAGTATTACTGGCCGAAAGGTAAATGTTGTCAGCGACAAAACACTAATACGCCTGAAAGACTTTGATGTCCTATGCTTTGGCATAAATCACGATGCAGCGGAGCCTTTGGGTTTTGTCATCAGGGCAGATAATGAGTTTCTTTTCTTTGCCACGGATACAAGCCATATAAAGCAACGTTTTAAGTATCCATTCACCCTCATCGCTATTGAGTGCGGATACGATAGGGATGTACTCGAACACCGGCTATATACCGATGAAGACCAGCTTAAAGAAGAGGGATTGACAAAAGTAAATGAGACATTAGCGAAACGACTTTTAACAAGTCATATGGAAAAGCAAGAGGCCATGAGATATTTGCAGCAGTTTGTTGATCTGAGTAAATGTCGAGAAATACACCTGCTGCATATGAGCGGCGATAATATCGACAAGGCACAAGCCAAAAAGGAATTTGAAGAACGATTTTTTATAGAGACAAGGATAGTCGAAAGTGCCTACATCAATCACAGAATTTAGTTACGAGGTCAGAAACGCCCGTATATATTACGACGACCCCGCACAAAGAGCTACATACCTTAACGGTAAACCAGACGGTTACCGAGGCATTGAGAGACATCGAACTCCGCACGGAGCAAAATCAAACCAGCAACTTGGGTACTATTGGGGGTTTTTGGTTCTTGAGATAACCAAAGAGCTTAATAACATCGGGTGGACGGTCACCCTGGGCCACGGAGATATGGCCTTCGAGCGACCTTACGAAAAAGAAGATACGCATGAATGGCTGAAAAAACACTGTTCAAAAATTGACGATGACGGGAATAATATAACACTGTCAAAGCAAGATAAGTATTTGTGTTCTAAATATATTGATAACGTCCTTTGGGTGGCTGAACACTGGCTGCTAATGGACAGAAAAAGACTGGAGGCTAAAAGGCCTGAAATAACAAAACGAGTTCCTTCCCGAACGGCGAGCAGGTTAATGTGAGTACGTAGCTCACTGCCTGCTCGTTTTTTTAACAATTGAAAGGAGTATTAAAATGACAGAAACAGAAACAATGCCAAAAACCAATGTTTACAGTATCGCAGGAGTGGCAAAAATTAAGGACTGCAAGATTGAGGCCAAAGGTTGCAAGCTCAACTTTGAGGGATTGCAATTATCACCCGAGCAGTGCGAAAAAATCAGTCGCATAATCCAAAATGAAGATGCGGTAACAATTACGATTGACCCGATTCAAAGTGAGTTTGATTTTGAAGAAGAATAATCAAATGAGCAGACTCGTCCAAGTCCGGAAAAAGATAAGTAAACGTAGAAAAGCACCAAAAGTTAGAATAACTTTAGATGTGATGGAGCACAGATTTTGGTTGTTTATGACAGGAGTAGCTATCAAGGATTTGGACGAGTACGCAGAACGATTCAAAAGAACTTTTGAGTAAATTTTCAGGGTAGGAATAAGAATGGCTAAACAAAAACGTGAACCATGGAACCCGCTTTTATGCAATTACCCAGACAGCAAAAAGGTTAATTCAGTGAGCTTTGAAGCAGAAACTTTGTTCACAAGACTTATCGCTAAATGTGATGACGGAGCGAATTTTGACGGCAATTCTACACTAATTATGTGCAAACTTTTTGCAGAAAGAATGAAAAACAAACAAGTTTCTGAAAGAAAAATTGCAAAATGGGTTCAAGAATTGGTCAAAGCACAGCTAATTTTGCTATATAGCGTAGGTAAAGAGACTTATATTCACGTAAAAAAATGCAAGAAACACCTACGTAAAGATATTAACCCAGATGTGCGTTTTCCTGCTTATTACCCCGAAAACCAAGATAAGGCAACCCCAGCAACGCAAGAAGCTGTTACGAACACGGATACAAACACGTTACGTACACGTAACGAAAACGTCTCATCAACTACAGATACAACTACAGATACAACTACAGATAATAAATATTGTCAAAACTCAGATGAGTTTCGACTCGCTTCATTGCTACTTGATGAGATTAAAAAAAGCAAACCAGATTTCAAAGAACCAAACTTGCAAACGTGGTCAAGTCATATTGACAAGATGATACGCCTTGATAATCGAACCCCAACACGAATTGAAGCTGTTATCAAGTGGTGTCAACAGGACGATTTTTGGCAGAGTAATATTTTGTCAACAAACAAGCTACGAAAGCAATTTGATAGATTGGAGATGCAGAAGGATGCAAAAAGTAAACGAACAGGAAATACAAACAGTCGGCCAAGTCTTAACGAGCAGCGTTGGGACGAGGAACTTATCCCAACATCCTGAAATAGCTGTTTGTGCTTGCGGTGCTGAGATTAAGCCAAAAGAACTTGCGGGTAGATGGTTTACATCCGAAAGTTGTCCAGTCTGTGCGAACAAATTAAAAGCTGATCAGGCAAAGCAGTCGTTACGCCAATCACGGAGGGCTAAAGTCGCACGGATGCGACAAGCTTTAGGCAGAGTTATCCCGAAGCTTTTCGCCAATGCTCATCTTCGTAATTTAAGTGCAGCTTTCCGTGTCGCCATATTTAGTTATGATCTGAAAATCGGACTTGTGCTTTACGGGCCAGTCGGAAGGGGAAAGAGTTATGCACTTTCGGCGTTGGCACGGCATTTAATCTTGACACGTAAGTCCGTAAAGCGAATTACCTACGAAATGCTTTGTCTGCAAATCAGAGACACCTACAAGCAGGGAAATAAAAAAACTGAGCTTGATGTGATCCGACCGCTGATTGACTGTGATTACTTGATTGTCGAGGACGTTGGTTCTACCACGTCAATCGGCAAAAACGAAAGTGATTTTAGTTTGCGAACGTTTTATGTATTGCTTGATAGCAGGTTAGAGGCGTGCAAGCCGACATTTATCAGTACGAATAAATCACGCCAAAATCTTGCAGCAAGTTTTGATGAGCGTATAGCCAGCAGACTAAGTTTGTTCAGATGGGTTGGAACTGGCGGAGAGGATAAGCGATGCACGAAAGTATGAGGAAACGGACAATTGACACTCTTAAATGGATGATTGCGGACATGAGATGGCGGGCTGATGAGACTAAGCGAAATTTTGAAGATTTATCGTTAAAAAAAGCTCTGTTAGGAGTAGGAAATGGATAATAATTATGATTACCAGATAGTGATATTGGGTTCGCCCAAAGCACAAGGTAGGCCAAGGGCAAGAAATGCCGGTAAGTTCGTACAGATATATGATGACCCAAATTCAGCAAAGGCAAAACGAAATTTAATGGCAGTTGTGCAAGAGCAAGCACCTGAAAAACTTTTAGATTGCCCACTGAGAGTTGACCTATATTTTTACATGCCGAGGCCAAAGGGACATTATGGCACAGGTAAAAATGCAGGAAAACTAAAAGACTCGTCTCCGATAAACCACACGAAAAAGCCCGACATTGATAATCTTCGCAAGCTGGTTATGGATGCTTTAACGAATGTATTTTGGCGTGATGATTCTCTTGTCTGTGAAGGGACAACAAGGAAAGTTTATTCAAATAAGCCAAGAACTGAAATAGGAATAAAAAAAATATAAAAGAAAGGAATGGAAACATGATTACTGTAGGTGGAATTAAAATTGAAAGCCTCGAAGAACTCCGTAAAACGTGGACGCAAGACAGGGATAAATATACAGCCCCATGTGGAACTGTGTGTGTGTGGATAGGAAGGGATGTCTTAATCGGCGACGGCTGCGACCTCGGCAACTACTGCAAACTCGGCAACGGCTGCAAACTCGGCAACGGCTGCAAACTCGGCAACGGCTGCAAACTCGGCAACTACTGCAAACTCGGCAATGGCTGCAGCCTCGGCGATTGCTGCAAACTCGGCTACGACTGCAGCCTCGGCAACTACTGCGACCTCGGCAACGGCTGCAAACTCGGCAACGGCTGCAAACTCGGCGACTACTGCAAACTCGGCGACTACTGCGAACTCGGCGACTACTGCGAACTCGGCGATTGCTGCAAGCTCGGCAACGACTGCGAAAGTAAGTACCCGTTATGGTACTCAGGGGTATGTTATTCTATTGGTTTTTATAAACTTGGCTATATTGCATCAGGCTGCATTATTAAACCAGTAAAGTGGTGGGAAGAAAATATCAGGCGATGTGCCGAAGAACATAGTTACACACCAGAACAAATTAAGATTTACGAATGGAGAGTAAAATCGCTTGTAGACTGGATGAAGACATTTGGGTTTTATGATGCTTGAACAGACGTCCACCTTTAAGGAAGGAAAGAGCAATGAAAAACACACATAGTCCTAAAGTATTAGTTGAGCATATTGATTTGTTTGGCAAGCATTTATCTTCTTGGGAAGTTAAATTTATTGCTGATTTAATAGACCATCCACCAAAAATTTACTCACCACGGCAAATTGAAATTATCAACCGAATTTATGATGAAAAATGCTAAAGAAAGGAATGGAATAAAATGGGCGTAGAAAGAGTAGATTATTATTCCGAAGATGAATATGAGCAAGCATTGTATGAAGAATCAAGAGCGACGGGCGACAATAATGAACCAAATGAACCACCCGTTATCCCCTGTTTTAGGTGTGGGGGTCAAATGTATGAAGAATCTCCCGTATTTGAAGAAAATATTTGTGCAGAATGTAAAAAGAAAGGAATGGAATTACCATGAAAACACTACTACTAACAACTCTAATGGCACTGGCTGTTTGCGTATCGGGGTGTACCCATATCGTGCTATTTAACGAGGACATCACGGCGGAATACACCAGATTTGGCAACCAGAGCATTGGCAAGCTGGTGCTAACTAAAACCGCAGAGGGCTACTCTGTCGGTATAGAAAAGCAGCTGTCTGACACCGAGATAGCTTTCCAGCTTGGCGCGGCGAGCGTTAAGGTGGGCGGGGGGCAAAAATGAGCGAAGAATTTGACACTATAATTAAAGTAAGGACAGCGGGTATTACAAATGACAAAGAGATGGTGGGGAAATTAAGAAAATTACACCAGCGACAGCAAGCCCGCATCGCCGAACTTGAGGCAGAAAATAACCAACTTAAAGATATTATTGTAAGCGCTGCTGAGTCTGACCTTGAAGGTTGTTATGAAATAATACAAGAAGCAATGTAATCCCTGAAAGCAGGTGGAAAATGAGGTGTCAAGAGTGTCAATACTTTTTCTATGATTTTGACGGTGATGCGAGTTGTGTAAATGGTGGAGATGTCTCTAATCCAACACAAGACATTTATTGCAGAGAAGCAGGGGATAATGAATCAGATTATTTTGACCATGGAAAGGAAAATAATGCCTCAATTAAAACCAGCAAAAATATGGGGATGTAAATATTTAGGAAAGTTTGACGGACGTTATAGATATATAAACATACTTGGATATTCGCCCCCTTTGGGTGGTAATTTTTGTTTCAAGAAATTTCCAACCAAAGAATACGTTCGAGCGATGTTTGTTAATGTGGTTGGGTTTGAATATTTAGTTAAATAACAAATTGGAATAACTTTTAGAAGCGATGAAAGAAGGTAAAAAATGAGAGATATAAAATACATGAAACTGCGGTCATTTAATGCAGTCAGGGCGGAGCTATTCGGCTATGAGCTTACGCTGATAGATAAGATGATAATGCTACGCTCGCCTATACATACCCATACAGAGATACAGCACTCGGATAGGTATGGCGGCAATAGCTTTTCGGCGACTATGGCGGATGACTGTAAGTGTTGCCGGTTTAAGCTAATTGGATACTCTCATCCCGAATTTTGGGATACGGTTCTAATCCCTTGTACCGCCGAGCAGGAAGCTCTTGTATGGGCGGAGAACTGTCGAATGGCTGATATGTCAACAAATACACCCTCTATTTGGGGTGTTATTCCGAACGCGGTATATTATGGTGTCGGCGCTATGGAATACGACCTTATGGGCTTGCTTAGTTTTGCTACTAAGTTTGACGTTATCAAATACGATAAGGACAAACGGTGGTGTACCCGAGCCTGCTATGACGGGCTAATAAAAGTATGGGATATATTAGCCGCCGTGAAACTTGAAACCCACGACCTGACACCTGACCTTGGCGATATGATAGCGAGGTCGTATTTTGCGAAGTTAGGATAAAGTCAAAGAAACGCTGGAAGAGATAAAAAAACGTGCTATCCTCAGCGATGAAAACTGGCTGGAATCCATAGATAGCTACGAAACAGTGAGAGAGGCTATGTTGGAAGTCAGCAAAAAAGAGAAAATTCACAATTACGCAACGGTTGTTTCACTGATGGCAGATTATGCGTTAAAATACATGAAAATGAACGAAAATGCGGGTGAGGTGACACAGGGACACGCTCAACAATCCAGTTGAGAGAGGCGGTTCGAGTCCGTATACCCGCTTATTTTATAGCGAGGCAGTAAGTTAATATGTCTAAGAGGTTGACTCAAAAGAAGTTAGATCAATTGTTCAAGGTTTACTGCGAGAAACAATCTTCGCAGTATGTTAGCAAAAAGTGTGCAATCTCAAGAACTACCGTAGATAAATATAAAAGGCTTGAGGATTGGGACGGCAGATTAGCTAAAGTACAGCAGAAAGCACGGGAGAAGCAGGACGACAATCTGGCAGATTTTCTTGGGGAGAGGATGAAGTATGCAAACTTTTTTGTCGGTAAGATATTGGAGATGGTGCAGGCAGGCGGTCAGGTAAGTAAGAATCCTGCTGCTGATCTGGACAAGATGATAAGATTAGAGTTATTGCTGAGGGGTGAGGCCGATAGCAGGCAGGAGACAAAGGAAACGGGGCTTAAAGACGTGTCAACTGAGGAGCTGTTGAAAATGCGAAACAAACTGATTAAGGAAACGGACATTTAGGGTAATGCCGACACTTCAACAGATAAACAGTGAGGTTGAGAACAGGCAAAGGGAGATAGATATTGAGCTTTCCCGTAGGAGCCTGCTTAACTTTACCACATACACGTTTGACGGTGAATATCAGGTAAACTGGCATCATAAGTTGGTAGCCGATGAGATAGACGCTTGGCTTACTGCTGATGAGCCGTATAATCTTTTGGTGCAGGAACCGCCGAGGCATGGTAAAAGTGAGACCTGTTCGAGACGATTGCCGGGTTATATTTTCGGCAGGAATCCAGACGCACAGGTTCTATTCGCAAGCTATTCGGCAGAGTTGGCTTCGGCTATGAGTAGAGACGCTCAAAGGGTGATGTTAAGCAATTCCTATTCGCAGGTATTTCCCGGAACAAGACTTGTAACAAAGGGGCAAAGTCACGATGAGACTGCTATCAGACAGGCCAATGAGTTTACTATTGTGGGTAAAAAGGGAAGGTTCAGGGCTTCTGGTGTTGGGGGTGGACTGACCGGAAGAGGTGCAGACATAGGAATAATCGATGATCCATTTAAGAACCGGCAAGATGCAGAGAGCGAAACGGTTAGAGAGGGAGTGATTGAGTGGTATAAATCCACTTTTAGGACGAGATTAGAAAAAAGCGGCCGGATTTTAATGCTTCTGACTCGCTGGCACTTACACGATTTGGCTGGTTGGTGTATAGAAAAGATGAAAACCGACCCTGATGCTGATACTTGGAAGGTGGTCAGTTTGCCAGCAACTTACGAAAAAACAGAGTTTTCACACGAAAAAGACAGACGAAAAGAAGGTGAGGCTTTATGGCCTGAAAAGTACCCTATCAAAGATTTAAGGAAAATCAAGGCAAGTATAGGTACGTATGACTGGAACGCATTATTTCAACAACAGCCGAGTCCCCCGGGTGGAGCGGTCTTTAAGAGGGAATGGGTTCAGGTGATAGATTCTGAGGACTTGCCGCCTAATGTGCGGTGGGTACGATGTTGGGATTTGGCGGTTACTGCGAAAACCTCAGCAGATTATACAGCAAGTGTGCAATTGGGTGTCGATAGCAATATGAACGTTTATTGCAGGAGATTTGTTAGAGATCAAGTTGAATGGCCTGTTGGAAAAAAGCTAATAAAAACCATAGCAAAACAGGAAAAAATAGCGGTAGGGGTAACAACTACCGGTATGCAGAAGGGGTTTTTTCAGGATTTAATGTCTGATTTGGAGATGCTGGACGTTCCTTTGTATGCGTTTAACGAAGATACCGATAAACTTACAAGAGCATTGCCATGGATTGCAAGAGCAGAAGCTGGAAAATTCTATCTTGTTAGAGGAAAAGGAGTTGACAATTACATCGATGAACTGGTAGAATTTACTGGACAAGGTGATAAACACGATGATCAGGTGGATGCAACTAGTGGGGCTTACAGAATGTTAGCAGAGTATATTGAGCCGGAAGTTTATGTAGTTGGGCAATATGGTTGACAAATCCTAAAGTAATATTATAATAAGAATCAGGGAAGGGCAGACAGTATGAAAGTTCAAAAATGTTTGCCAATTTTATATATATTTTTATTTGTTTGATGGGTATGGCAGGCAGTATTATATCCCTGTCTTATTTCATATCAAAATATCAGCGTAAACTTGCTGAGCAAATCAAGCAGAAAACGCTAAATGATCTTACAATCAAGGGGCTGATCAAAAGGCAGGGGGAAGTTGGTTTAGTTATCCAGCACGTTTACAATTCTGAAATCGTAGATACGTTTATCGAGAAATTCAATGAGGCTTTCACAGAGACCGCTCATTGTATGGAGTTTCATAACGACGAAGTAAAGCTTTGGTTCAAGATTGCGGACGTAAAGATGGCAAAGAAGATTAAAGATGACTTGGAGAAGGCAGGGTTTTATATAGGAAATTTTTGGGAAGGAAAAGAGATGAACAGTAGATAAAACGCAAAATGGACTATAGAAGAAATAGCAAGGACGCGAATGGATGTTATGAGCTTATGGGTTCTCTTCGGAGCCGGTAGATATTCATAACATCTTTTTTTATAGGGAGATAGAAAAATGCTTGAGAAAATATTTCCGGCGTGGTCGGCAAAAAGAGAAGAGGCTAAGTATTTAGCTACGGTATACAGGAAAGCAAGCGGTTTGATTGAATCAACGCCAGAGTTTGCTCAGGACACCGACGAGGGTGAATGGACACTGCTTGACGGGAGTAAAGACAGTTATAGCGAGCAGGATTTAGACACACTCAGAGAACAGGCACGAAAACTATACTACAAAGACCCGGGTGCAAGAGGACTGATTGAGTCAATGATAGGCTTTATCTTGGGTAGGAATGCTTCTGTTATGGCAGAAGATGAAGAGACTCAGGCTTATTGGGATGCGTGGTGTGCCGATAAGCAGAATAAGTTTGATATGCGGAGCAAGGAGTTGGTCAAAAGGCTTTTGCGTGATGGTGAGTTTTTTCTGCGGTTCTTCAATACGGCAAGCCAGATCAGCTATATGTATGGGAACGAGAAGGACCCAAAGAGTAAAACAGCCGAATATCAGACGATAAGATTTATTGATCCAGAAGAGATAAAAGACACTTCGAATACACACAGTTATGGAATAGAAACAGACCCCGATGATGTTGAAACGGTTTTGAAGTATCACCGATGTTTTATTAAGGGTAATGTCGAGCATACCGATGTGATCGATGCTGGTGAGATTGTTCATGGCAAGATACTCTGTGACAGCAACGAAAAGAGGGGTAAGAGCTTTCTGATAGGCATTGCTAAGTATCTGAAAAATTATCAGCTTTGGTTGGATGACCGGATCAGGCTTAACCGGATACGTAATTTTTTCCATTTCGTGATAAAACCACAGGGGGAATTGTCGGCAGCAGGCTTAAAGGCAAAATTCCAAAACGAAAGCTCGTCAAGTAGCACAAGCAAGCAGATGCCTAAACCTGGAACTGCTCTTGTGGCTAAAGGCGTGGATTATGATTTTAAGAATCTCAATATAAACGCTTCGGACACTAAAGACGATGGCCGTAATATCGAGCGGATGATCTGCAAGGGTACGCAGTTGGTTGAGGGTGTAGTTACCGGCGATTATTCAAACCAGAATTTCGCATCGGCGTTGGTTGCTGAAAGCCCGATGGTCAAAGCGATAGAAAACTGGCAGGATATTGTAAGCGGATATATTCAGGAGATTTTTGAGAAGGTTGTTAAGTACGGTAAAAAAGTAAATGCTATACCACAGGATGCAAGTGAGAATTGTAGTGTTAATTTCGCTTCAATGGTTCACAGGGACTTGCAGCAGGATACTCAGGCGTATCAGATACACAAGATGAACGGCTGGGCTTCGGATAAGACTCTATCGGCAAAGTTGGGCTATGATTATGAAGATGAGCAAGCCCAAATTGATATAGAAGGTGAAAAGGAAAAGACTCGTGCTCAGGCAGATGAACCGGAATACACATAATTTGAAAAGGATTTTGATTATGGCAAAGCTAAAAGCAAAGGACAGAAAAAGGCTCGAACAATTGAGAGGTAAGTTACTTGATGAGCATGGCGATTATAAGATAGACGCTGACTTTGACGAGTTGCAGGAGTTGGCAAAGTTAGAGGCTAAGGCCGATGATAAGCCGGAGCCGAAAGCGATAAAGCCTAAAGTTGAGGGCACAAAACAAACAAAAGTTGTCGGCCCGAAAGCCAAAGCACCGAAAATCGTTAAGCCGTGGCTCAAGCGTGGCTTTATCTATTACGGAGTGGACAAGAATGGTACATATATTCTTTGGAATGAAGATGAAGGTATGTTCTACAGACTGAACAAGGATCCGAATTTTGTAGATGCCTTAGGTGAAGGGCTGCCAGCTGAGTATCTGGAAATCCTGAAATGAATTCACAGGAAACAATCAGACAAGCTGTTCTTAAGAGTCGCAAGGACTGGCTGCATTATACAGTCAAGCAGGAACGGGAGATTTACGCCCTGTTGTCCACAGCAGCGGGCAAAATCGAAAAGACCATATTGAAATACTCTGTTGAGGGAAAACTGCCTCCTGCGAGGCTGGTGGCCTTATTAGGTAGCAATATAAACCCTAACCCTGATAGTGTTCGAGGGGTAATTAGGCAGCTAAGACCACAATTGAATAATCATATCAAGCATGGCATGACGCAGAGTATCAATTTCGGTATGCAGACGCAAATTTATTCATTACAAAATATGAAACTACCGAGAAACGCCAAGTTAGGTATAGGTAGTAGTTTTATAGGCAAGGATGGCAAGATCAGGGCTTATGATGTAAGCAAAGAATTATGGAAGGATTCTGTATGGGGAAGGATTAACTCTGATGCAATGGACTTTCTGATGCGTACCCAGTATGGAAGGATTATATTCTCAAAGAAGGTATGGGATATTACTTGGGATGCCGAGAAACTAATCCGTAACAGGGTAAATACCGGAGTACTATTAGGCGAAAGTGTCGATAAGATTGCAAGAGACATAAAACCGTATCTTGCTGAGCCGAATGCGAGATTTCATAGGGTGAGAAAAGACGGAAAGTTGGTGCTAAGTAAACCGGCTAAGGCATATCACCCGGGAAGAGGGGTTTACAGGTCGGCTTATCGAAACGCTCGAAGATTGGCAAGGACAGAATACGCAAGGGCCTATCACGAAGGAACGGTTAGATATGTCCAGAAAAAGACATGGCTGAAGGGTTTTATCAGCAGGGTCGGCAGTGATAATCCTGCCCCGTATGATGAGTATGTGGATGGAAAGTTTTTTCCTAAGACTGATCCACCGATGATCCCCTATCACCCAAATTGTATGTGTTACGCCGAACCGGTGTTTGCAGAAGTACCTAATGAAGAGCTTAACTTTGCACCAACGCAGGCGGAATTTACGAAAAAACAAAAGAAAACAGCATGAAAAAAGAATTTTTTAGGGTTGTAAGTCTATGCCAGCACAAGAGTTAGAAAATAATCAAAAAAAAGTTCTTGCAAGTACAGGAGATTTGTTGGATACTTTCAGTAGGCAAATAAGGGATTTGGCTTTGGAGCTTCAGTATGGAGATTTAGTGATAGATTTCAAAATCCGGAACGGTGTAGTCAAAGAAGCACACAAGATTTCGGAAGTAGTTAAGCTGAGGCCTTTTTAACAAGTAAATATCGTTTTAATTAACTGACCAACAAAAAGGCGGTTGATTGATTCATAGCAGAAATGCTGTGTTTTAGTCAGCCGCTTTTTTTATTTGGAGTTCAAAAAAATGAAAAAGAAGATACAAGAACTCAAAAGCCAATTTGATGGAGCATTTTCAGAAATATCTGTGGATGCTGAAAAAAGAATAATTAAGAATGTTGCTTTAGTCGGTCAGATCAGCAAAAACGGCAGACGATATACTATTGAGGCATTAAAAGGTGGAATAAGCAAATATGAGGGGGTCAAGATTTTTACAGACCACCCTAATGAAGCAGAAGAGAAACAGGGTTGGCGAAGCACAAAAGATATAGCGGGCAGAGTGGAAAATGTTCGTTTTGACGGTAGCAAAGTAAGGGGAGATTTGAATTTGCTTGATACAGAAGGCGGTCGGCTTACTTATGAAATCGCAACAAAAATGCCGGATATTGCAGGTATGAGTCATAACGCTTTCGGTAAATATCATAGAGAAGACGGCGTGGATGTCGTTGAATCAATTGATAGGGTTGTAAGCGTGGATATTGTAACCGAACCGGCTACAAATAACGGAATGTTTGAAAATTTAGATAAAGGAGTATCTCAAATGGATTATTCACAAGTAACTATGGTTGGTCTTAAAGAGGCCAGAAAAGATCTTGTTGATACCTTGATGAATGAAGGTAAAGAGTTAAGAAACGATGAAGTTCAGGAAATCATCAAGGAAAACGAGGATCTGAAAAAGGAAAAAGGTGAACTACAAAACAGGATTGACGAGATGGAAGTCAAAGAGGCTCTGGCTGTAAAGGAAGCTACTATTGATAAAATGCTTGAAGAGAGTGAATTGCCGGAAGAGGCTAAGACTGAGGTCTTTAAGAAAACACTGATGGCCGTTACGGTCAAAGAGGGTGAGAAACTTGAAGATAAAGTCGCTGAGCAGATTGATGATAGGCTTTGTGCAGTAACCGGCAAGCCGGGTGTTAAGGACAACACAGAACGTCAGCACAAAGAGTCTGCAACCGAAATGACTGCTGAGCAGATTGCAGCAGACCTAAAAGACGGCTCGTTGGAATAAAGTAAAACCGCTAACCGAGTAAGGTTTTGGCGATTAACTGTAAAGATAAATGTGATTATGTGAAGGAGTACATAAGATGAGTAATGTTAATAGATACCGTAGGGGTAAAAGGAATTTGGTTGAGGTACCGGTTGCCTCTGCTACGGTGATAGAAAAAGGTGATTTTGTGGTATTAAGTAGCGGGAAAGCTACTACTCCAAGCCAGCTTCATGCAGATGGAAGCGAAACGGCTACGGCCACTCTTGCAAGAGATGGTTGTGCGGATGTGTTTGTAGGTATTGCTGAAGAGGCTTCGGCCAGTGGTGATACTGCTAACATATTGGTTGACGTTAGTCTTGAATCAATCTATGAATTACAGCAGGCAACAGCTGAGGCGATAAGTTTTGGTGACCTTGTTGCTATCAAGGCCAATTCTACGGCTTCGGCTTCTTATGTCTGTGCTGATGACTCGATTGATTCTGTAACAAACGGTTCGACTGATCCCATTGCTGTTTGCGTAAAAAGTCATACGGCAGATGAGGGGACAGGAACACTATGTAAGTTACTGCCAAGTAAAACAATGAATCCTGCACAGAGTTAAGCGGTAGTAGGTTTTATATGGTGTAAGTAGCTAAATACCAAAGAAAGGGTTTAGAGTTAAAAAGGAGTTTAACTATGAGTTTTGAAAATAAAGTAGGAAAGTTAAAAAAAGTTATCGAAGGTTGCGGTGGCTTTGACAAGTTTATGGCCAGTAAATTTCGTGAGCTTATCGAGCCAAAAAAAGAAGGCGAAAAACCTTTGATGGTTCCGGAAGATTTCAGTCTCAAAGAATTATATGAGGCAGTAAATACTTCACAGTTTCCGGTCATTACAGGTGAATTGCTGAGCAAGAAGGTTATTCAGGGCTTTAATGAGTATCCAGGCATCGCTGATCAGCTTGTAACGAAGTTCACTTCTAAGCTGAAAACCGATACTATTCCCGGGGCTTTCCTGAAGGGTGACCTTGAGGACATACCGGAAGGTGGAGGTTATCCTCATAGTGGAGACATCGAGGAGTTTTATGTAACAATCAGTGGTAGCAAGAGAGGTGAAATCCTTGATATTACCGATGAAGCGATCCGGTTCGACCAGACAGGCCTGATTATGCTTAAGGCGGCTAAGTTTGGCGAAAGAGCAGCCAAAGACCGTGAAAAAAGCGTGATTTATACGATCATGGATGCAACGGTTGGCGGTAAGAATTACTATGCTTATTATCCAGGCGGGACGAGGACTGCTTTGTATCGCTCAAGTGATGGTACAAGCAGTAATGTCGGTGGCGGTGTACTTTATACAAACCAAATAACCGATGTGCTTGCCGATTATACCGATCTTGATGCTGCCGAGGCGGTATTTGATGATATTATGGACGAGAATGGTGATCCTATTGATGTTATGAGCAACAATATGATATTGCTTACAGCAAGGGCATTGAAGGGTACAGCTTCAAGGTTGACTCGTAACCAGATAATGCCAGCAAACAGCGGGTCAAGTGTAGGACAGCACGAAAACAATCCTTATTACAACCTTAAGACACTGTTTAGCCCGTGGATTGACAAAGGGAATAATGCAACGTACTGGTACTATGGTGACTTTAAGAGGCAATTCTTGGAAAAGGTGGTTATTCCGCTTCAGGTTTTAACCCGCAAAGATAATAAGAATGATGCTGCGTGGGAAAGAGATGTCGTTGCCCAGTATAAGGTTAGACGCTTTAGCAAGGTCGGTGCAATAGACCATAGATATGTTGTAGAGTCTACTGGCGGCAACTAAGAGATTGATTCCTCCTTTCAATTTTTTAAGATAGGGCGGGCGAGGAAGCTTGTCCGCCCTAATTGGTTTTTGAGGAATATAGAAATGGCGATGACATTATCAGAAGTAGACACTAAAATAGCAGCCTTGCTTGAGAGTCCGCAAGTTGATTATATGATTGGGGACAAAAAAGTATCTGCAAGCCAAAAGTTGGACCAGCTTATCAAATACCGAGAACACCTGATCAAATATCCTACCGATACCGACTTGCTTACAATGAACTTTAATACCAATGTTAATGATTTCGGTGTAGAACAAGGCGAATACGAAGATTAGACGAAAGGTAAAAAATGGCACTAAGTAGTGGTGACAAGGCAGAGTGCAAGGAGATAGCCAGAGAAATAATCAAAGAAGTACTTCTTGAACATATAGAGAGTTGTCCGCATGGCAAGATTATTTTAGCAAGCAAGATGTTGTTAATCGGTGCTTGTATAGGTAGTGGTTTGGCAAGCGGAGGCGTTGTATATGCCCTTGCTCAAATATTTAGCTGAGGGAGACATTAGATAATGGAAATTAAATATGTAACTCCAAAATCTAAAGGAACTGCTACGGTTACTGTGGCTGCTAATAACAGCAGTGCTGGTGCAAAAGCAATTGCCGATTATATTTGTGATGGTACGGAAGATAATGTTCAGATACAGGCAGCTTTGGATTCTTTAGGCTCTGTAGGCGGAAAAGTTCATTTGGCAAGTGGAACATTTAATACAGCAGCAACCGTAACATTGCCCAGCAATTCTGTATTATGTGGTATGGGTAAATCTACCATAATTAAAACGAATGGATTTAATGATTCCATTATTGAGAACGATGATTTAGACAATGGGAATGACAACATTGAGCTTAGGGATTTGACAATTGATGGCAAGTTACAGAATACTGATGGTGCGACCCCTTATCAAATTTATTTTAGGAATTCAAGAGGAATCCTTGTTACTAATATTACTATTGATTCTGCAACTTCTGGTATATTTACTACAACTTTTGAAACAGATACCTTCAATTCAGTAGGACATGGACTTTCAAATAATGATAGAATTAGGGTTACTACCGAATCAGAGACAAATGATTTACCCAATGGTATTGTAGTTTACAAAAATTATTATGTGATAAATTCTACAGAGGATACATTCAAATTATCTGAATCGGAAGGTGGGGCTTCAGTCGATCTTTTAGACAATGGAACAGGAACACATAAATGGATTAAATCAACAGCAGGGGATGGTATTAAGTTTGGTGCTTGCCAACACTGTCAGATTTCTCATATAAGTATGAATGGTGGCAAACATGGTATATATGTTGGAGATGGTAATGAAACAGTTGATTGTAGTGCATATATTACTATTTCAGATGTTGTAAGTAAAAACACACAAGTTGAACATATATGTTTGGAAACAGGCAATCAAAGCTATGGTTATAATCACCACATAACAATAACTAATGTTACCGGACATGACGCAGGACAACACGGAATTTATATAGACTACACACATCATGTTACCGTATCTAATTGTGCAATTTATAATACTGTTGAGAGAGGTTTTCGAACGAATGATAATGCAAGTGATTTGACTTTTACTAATTGTATATTTGATGGAACACTTAATACAAATGCAAGTACATTTTGGTTGAATGATGAAACAGATAATGTGGTAATCTCTAATTGTCAGTTCAAAAATTCTCAATATATGGGTATTCGTGTTGGAGGAGCTGAAAATGTTGCTATATCAAATTGCTATATTGAAAATGTTGTAAAACATGGTATGTATTTGGGGGGAAGTAATATAACTGTTTCTGATTGTATAATAAATAATACAACCGAAAACGCATTTTTTATTACCAGAGGTGTAAAAATAACAGGTTGTGTGTGTATCAATATAGGTGAATATTGTGCAATGATAACATCAAGTGGTGATAATGTAACAATAAGTAATTGTCAGTTCAAAACAATAGGTGTAACGACATCGAGAGCAATTTGGTGTGAAGGTGATAACTTTATTTGTACTAATAATTTATTTACTGATTACTGCAACGAAGCAATAATAAGACTACAGTCAGGAACTAATGCAATAATCATGGGTAATATTTTTCAAGACCCTGCTGGAGATTGGACGGATGTATATGTTGATATACAGTCTGGTTGGACTTATGCTTGGATTACAAATAATGATTTTAGTGGTGATGCAACACCAACATCGGATGCAGGAACTAATATAACAATACAAGATAATATGCCTTATGTACCATAAAATAAGAGTATATTAAAGGAATAAAAAATGGCCGATATATTTGTAAATTATGCTTCTGGTAACACCCTATATGCTGTTGTATTTAATTCTGCTGGACAGGTTAATGTAGCAGAATCTTCTGATTTTGAAGATTGGGGTACCAGTGGACATGATGCAGATGATTATGATTATACAATTTCAGAAGTAGGAACTGGTGGTGGGGTTTATGTAGCTGAGTTTCCAGCATATATTCCATCTGCCGGTAGATATAGGGTTGCTGTTTTTCTACAAGCAGGAGCAAACCCTGCTGATGGAGATATGTTAATTGGTGCGGGTGTTATAGTTTGGGATAGTTCTCGTGAAGTATTTGGTTTTGCTACGGATGGTGGATTATTTGATGAAGCTGCGGTTGATGTCAAAACCGTAGTTGACCAATCATTATCCGATTATGGTGCAAATGAAAAAATTGATGCCGTTAAAGCCGAAACTGCCCTAATATTAGAAGACACCGGAACCACACTGCCAGGTCTTATTGTTGCTGCTGCACCTGTCGAAAATGTTCCTAATGAGGATAGTATAGTTAATACAGGTTCAGAAGGTACAACATCATATACAGATTGTGCCAGTGATAATGAAGATTGGTGGGAGATAACAGATGCGGCTGCAGCAGAAAACGAACCAACAATAGATGTTACTTGTGCTTTTAATATAGGATCATCCAACATACCAATTGCTCTTGCTATTTCAGGTTATTTTAATCGGTCTGGTGCAGGAGGTTATGTGGTTGAAATTTATGCTTATAATTATGTTTCTGAAACATGGGATAAGTTAAGCACTGGAACCAAAACCACAGAAATGAGGGACAACTCAAGTAATAAAATATATGAATTTTCGTTAAATGGTTCATATATGGCTACAATTACTGAAGGTGATAATACAAAAGGTGATGTGAAAATAAGATTCCAGTCCACACGATTAGAAAATGAAGGTGGTGATGTTCTATATCTTGACTATGTAACGGTATCAAGTATCTCGATAGGAGCATTAAGTCCGGAGGTTGTCGCAGATGCTGTTTGGGCAAAGTCAGTAGAGGATATTAGAGACGGTGTTAAATATAGAGCGGGTCATGTTATAAAAGGGCTCATTGCATTGGGAACTTCTGTTGCTACAGAAGATACAGAAAATACTGCCACATCATTTACACTTACAGACGGTATTGCTGCGGATGATGCGTATAACGGTATGTTATTGCAGGTGAAAGATGAAAGTGCTGACAATCGAGAAGTTGAAGTTAGAAAAATAACAGATTGGACAAGTGATAAAGTGGTTACGGTGGATAGGGCTTTCTCATTTATTCCAACTGTAGGAGATCATGTTCATGTTATAGGTTGTGCGTACATTGATGGAATTGGTGATGACATTAAAACAGTAGCTGGTGCTGTTCAGGTTGATGTAAAATTTCTTCAAAATGTTGCAGAAGGGGATATTGAGATAGATACAACCACAACACCTTGGCAAGCAGTAGTAAAAATAAAAAGTACCGATACAGAACTTATTCGCAAGAACCTGAAGGATAAGGACGGAAACAATATAACCAGTGTTAATGCAATGATAGGACGATATACGGAGCCGAGTTAATGTTTGGTCTTTTACCACAGTTAGGGGTTGGTTTTGGAGCCGAAACACTGGCAGATAGCCCGTCTGCAGATACCTATATGGAGTCTGATATGGCTGATATTCTCGGTGAATGGGGAGAAACGCTGACGATATTACGAGATGTAAAGACCTATAGCTCGGGAATGGCGTCTCATAGTTGGAGTAACATCGGAACAATTAGCGGTGATTGGCAGCCTATAGGCGGGGCAACAATAATGCTGGAAGCGAGTATGGAAACTAAGAGTGAAGCGGTGGTATATTGCTCTATTGATGTGGATGTTGAGGTAAATGATAAGATCCAGAGAACAGACGGAACTTTTATGTACTGCAATTATATTAGAAAGCATGAAGATCATTGGGCTATTTATTTGAAAGCAAATAGATGAAAAGTATAGGTGGAACACAAGAGATTATCAATAACCTGATGATGCAGCGTAGTAAACTGCTTGCCAGAGTTGGTAAGGCAGTTGAAAAGAGTGCTGTTTCAGTGGCTAATCATGCTAAAGCAGACCACGAAAGAGGACAGGGACACGGAAAAGGCAGATATGAAAACCAGACTACAACCTTGACGAGAAGTATTACTCCAAAACTCACAAAGATAGATTTTGATGAAGCTGAGGCGATCGTGTTCACAAAGGTAGAATATGCCGCAAGGGTTGAGGCTATTTACCCATACCTTTGGCCTGCAATGGTTGCGACACAAGAAGAGTTTAAGAAAAGATTAAAAGAGGCGGGATATAACTAATGGCAACGCTTAAAAGTTCAATTTACACACTGCTTGAGACGGATGCAAAGCTGACTGGTGCAAGCAATCTTGGTACGCTATTGGGTTTGAGTGCGGCTGCACCGTATGGGGTGTATTTTCGCAATCCGCCTGAGGACATTGATTTTGAGAGTTATTCAGTAATCACTTTTTTTGTTAATTCGATGGCAGGCAGGTTTCCGAGAGATATTTATTTTAATATCACAGCTTGGGGTAACAATTTTGAGGCAATACTTAATCGTTGTTATGATCTACTGCACAATGCAAGCCTTGGGAGCTTGACTGATTATAAGGGTCTTATGATTAAGTGGGACAATTCTGGGCCGGAGTTGTATTCGGATGAGCTTAAGGTTTATTTTCAACAGCAGAGGTATCTAATTAGGGGGATAAAAAGTTGAGTTCTATTTGGCATAAAAACGCATTGAAGGCGGTACAGGACAATCTGTTGGGGGGCAGAATTGTTGAGGTGGTTCATAAAGTGCCGTGGGGTTTTGATGAGATATGTAGAAAAACTATTGAGGTCAATGATTTTGTAGACAATGAACAGGAAAGATGTGATACGTGCATATTGCATATCTTGGCTGGTGAAGGCACACCAATATCAAAGATAATAGATGTGCTAAAAAAAGCATTACAGGTCAGTACACGGATATTAGTATTAGAACATAATCCGGAATGTGAAACCTTCACTTCAAGTCCGATAGTTACGAAGATTAAATGGTTACAACGTAAGCTTGAGGTCTTAGCTTTTCCGGTTACAAGGTACAATATTGACGGCAGGAATTTACTTTACGTAATTACAGCTATCAAGGGAGCGGATGAATCTTTTAATAAGGTGGATAATAACAATTTAGAGAAAAAGCTGAGCTTTCAGTTTGAGGATGGATTGCCGGAAAAGGATAGGAATATCTTTTGTATGTCGAGTGAAAAGCAGCCAGATTCAGACAGGATTTTAAGTGAAGATACGGCAGGGTTTATCGATTCGCTTGATGGAGAAGTCAGTATTTATAGTGTTGTTGGTGGAATGATGTTTTTGAATGTTTTGGCAGAGCTTGCTATAAAGAGGAAAATTGTTTTATTTGACCTCAGTTTGCCGCAAGTGCTATTTGCCATGCTTATTGTTGAGTTAATCCGAGAAAATGAGACTATAGAGGAGTTTGATTCAGCGGTAAATCAGAGTAGCGTAACAATAGACAAGATGAAATCCTTTTGTAAGATTGAGCAATTTTTGGTGTGGATGTTCTCGTCTATAAAGATACTGCCAAGGCCAGAGAAAGATATGAAGTGGGTAAATCTAATAAAGCTGGGTCATTGGCGTAAACGGTACGATGAGGTTAGGGCGTATGTGTTGGCGGATAAGATAGACTATCACTTTGGAGGTTTTCCTGAAATGACCATGCCGGATGGTTCGGTTATATATACAAGTACAGTCAATCCCAAATTATATAAGGAACACCAAAATTGTCATATCATAGAGGCTTATAGCCAAAGGGATGTACCAAAGTTGGAGAAACTATGCGTATAGGCTGCGTTTATAACAAAGATGATAGGGGTTTGAGTGGTTTGCATTGGACAAATAACGCCTACAGGTTTTTTCGGTGTGGGTTACTGGAGACTAATTTAGCATCTGTGGACATACTACCAGTCGATGAGAATGTCAGAGCAGAGCAGTTTGAAGGTTACGATGCCCTTATATTTTATTCGCTTGAGAATTTAGAGCCGGAGGGTTTGAGTAAATTGCCGTGTCTGAAGGTTGCACGTGCTCCGGATGCTCATAGTATAACCGAAGAATGGATTGATAAAGCACGAAGAGAAGGGTTTGAACTGGTAATCAATCATCAATCACCAGAGTATATCAGACGGTATTTGCCGGATGATTTTCGATATGAGCAGATAATCTTTGGGATAAATGAAGAAATACACCAAAGCCCGAAATGGTCGAACAGAATATCTGACAGGATTTTACTTACTGGTGTCATAAGGAGTGATGAGCATTATAGGCTGAGGAAGATGTGCAAAAAGCAGTCAAGGATCAAATACGTTGGTAAGGGTGCCGGTTTTGTGGGTGATGGGTATGCTGAGTTGTTGGGAATGTATAGAACAGCTATAGCGGCCTGCTCAACAACAAGTGTGTATAAATACTTTGAGATTCCGGCGTGTGGTTGCTTGAGTTTTATGGAGGTAAACAGCGAAAACGGCTGTGATAATTTGGGTTTTGTTGATGGCGAAAATGCAGTGTTCATAGATGAGGGAAATTACAAGAAACGGTTGAAAGAGTATATAAAATCTTTGAATGACCCGAAATGGCGGCGAATAGCTGATAACGGCAGGCGGTTTGTCTTGGAGAAATATGAAAATCGTGTACAGGTCAAAAAGCTGATAGATATAATTAATGATATTTTAGTTGCAGAGGTAAAAAATGGAAACTGAATACAAAGGCAGAGAATGGATTGAGAAGGTTTATTTGCCGAATCTGTACGGTTCGGTATTGTTGGTTGGAATAAATCAGGCAACTAAAGATTATCCTAAATTGGTTAATGAGCCGGATAAGTGCGTGACGGTAGATAATAATATCGGCAATGCTAAATTTGGCAGTCCTGCTATACACATAATTGCGGACTTTTTGGTAATTGACAAACGTAAATATCGCAATGTGTCGGTGTATGGGCTTGACCCTAAATATACGCCCAGTGATGAGGAAAGCTGGTTGGAGTGGGCTAAGAAGCTGCTTGTTAAAGCGGATAGCTTGTTGGAGGATGGTGGTACACTTCTTTTCGGCGGTTATATGGGTGAAGGTTGGGAAAAGCTTAGATTGCTTAGAGAGTTGAGTGATTATGAAGAGTTGTATTTTTTGGCCGAAGAAATAAACGGAAAAACTTGCGTAAAGTGGTGGATTAAAAAGAATGAGTAAAGTGCTTGCCATATTATCACATTGCGACGATGAGATTGTTTGCGGATGGCCTGTTTTGCAGAATAAGGGCTATGAGAGGTATTTGTTGATAATCGTTATGCGTGAGAGGGGCAATAAGGCTCTAAGGGCGGTATGTAAGAATGAAGGTATAAATCTTATCGAACATAAGGGCTGTTGGAATAGATTCAGTGAGAAAGCCAATATGAAAGATCAGATCAGAGAACTTGTGCAGTATGCGGTAGCTAAGGTTGATCCTGATTTCATCTTTACTCATAACGGTAGTGGTGAATATGGCCATGCAGATCACTTATTTCTGAACGATTTGGTTGTGAGAAAATACAGCGGTAGGATACCGATAATGACCAGCGATATAGAAATACGCAGTGAGAGATGGCCGAAGCGGGTTACACAAGAACAGGGAGAATCGATTTGGGTTAAGATAGAAGCTGGTTTTTGGGACAGGTGCAAGGCGGAATACGAAAAAATCAACCGATGGACAACAAATAAATATATCAATCTTAAGCATTTGCCGAGCAAGGTACGGCTTTTTACCAACAGAAAGAAACGGGTTGATGATATAGGAAAAAGAAAGATCGTGTGGTTGTGTGATACGCACGGGTGGGCGTTTGCTAATCAGGTGGCAGAGCTAAGCGGTGAACTGTCTAATTATGAACATAGACTGGTAGTTTTGAAGGCCGATAAGGTCAATAAACGCTGCCTTTATTCTCCAGAAGATCATAAAGAGATTGACGATGCTGATTTGGTAGTAGCGATGACACCCGCATCTTTGAGATTCACTGATAGACGAAATAATATAATAACAAGATTAAGCGGGATGAGATCGGTTTAATGGTTAATGTTTTGAGTATAGAAAATGCATTGGGATGGAGTTGGGGAATCGTGTTTAAGCATTTGAGAAAAGTGCTTGGTGAAAAATATAAAATAGTACGTATTTTCAGGAAGATGAAAAAGAATATTGATGACAGTTTACTAACGGCTTATCCGTTAATTTTGGCTCAAAATGTTGATAACATAAGTCTGATAAAAGTAAATAAAGAAAAGGTGGTTTTGAGAATGGGCGGAATGGTAATTGATAGTCTTAATAAGGGTTCGAGGTACGATAAACAGCTTGCTCAGGTTGGAGCAGTAATTGCAACGAATAAGCAGCTTTTTCATATAGCAGAGCGAGTTAATGCCAATTCTTATTTGATCCCGAATGGGATTGATTTGGAGTTATTCAAGCCAGCAGCAGAGAAGCCGGAACGGATGTTTACCGTTGGATTTGCTGGCAATATATGGGGAATGGGTGGTAACTATAAGGGCTGGCAGTTTTATGTGGGAGCCACTTTAAGCCTGTATGGTCAGGTTAAAAAGATTGAGTGTTTGCATAATGGGCCGAAGGGTCAAAAGCAGTTAAAACACGAAGATATGGTAAAGGAATTTTATCACAAGATTGATTGTTTAATACTTCCGAGTAAGGGAGAAGGTTGCAGTAATGTTGTTGGTGAGGCTTTAGCTTGTGGTGTGCCGGTACTTTTAACAAAGAAGGGCTATCACGGAGAAATGCTCAAGGATGGTAAGGAGTGCCTATTCATTGAAAGGGATGTGCAGGATATTTATGAAAAGGTGCTACTGTTAAAAAACGATCCGGAGCTTGCTCAGAAAATCAGCGACAACAGCAGGAAATTCGCAGAGAAGCATCAAGATGTAAAACTAATCGCAAAAAAGTATGATGAGGTTTTTCAGAGTGTATTGAATAAAAATTAGGACCTGACCAATTTTTTTGGTCGCAAATAGTAAAGGAGTACTGAAAATGGCAGATGACAATAAAGTAACATTAGGTAATGGAACGCTATATATCGATGGCGTGGATGTAGGGCATTTGAAGGGTAATGTGGAGTTTACCTATGGCCGAGAGATGGTAGATTTTAAGCCATCAAACCAAAGTGGACCAGTTAAAAAGTTTGTAATTAGCGAGCATGGGTCGTTAAAGGCTTCGGTTGCTGAGCTAAAAACAGCCAACCTTAAACTTGCGATGGGAATTAACGAGAGCGTGTCGGCGTCTCAGAGTTTCCCACAATACGAAGGCGGACATAGCGGAACATCCTATGTGCCCGGTGATTCTGCAAGTTTTGATGTGTTGAGCTTTGGCGGCAAAAAAACGGTGGACGAAATATCCATACGATTTGAACATGCAAGACCCGACCAAAACAAGGATATTGTTATTGTCCTTTATAAGTGTGTTGCTACGCCAGAGATTACAATTCCGTTTGATGAGGAAAATGTAATTTTGCATGACATTAGTTTTGATGCTTTGATCGACGCTGACAGGAGTGCGGGAGATCAAATGGGCTTCATTGCTGACCAAGTAGCAGGTAGCAACTAACAATGGGCGATACTGATAATGTAATGTTGGGTTCAGGTGAGTTATACCTGAACGGTGTGGATGTTGGTTACTTGACGGGTGAGGTGCAGCTGAATTATCAGCGTAAGGCGTTGACGTTTAGCCCGTCCGGCTCGTCAAGTACAAATCTTATCAGTATAGGAATAGGTACGCTTAGAGCTTCTTTTGCCGAGTTTAGCTGTGAGAATTTGAGGCTTGCTTTAGGGATAGGTGGTTCGATAAACAGTAGTGCCGGTCAGCTGAGTTATGACCCTTCAAGTTATTCATTTGCAAGCAATTCGACAAGCTGGGAGGGTTTGACGATTGGCAGAGAGTCTTTGGATGACAGCACTATTTCACTGCGATTTGAGCATACTAAGGCGGATGGCAAAAAGATTGTGCTGATTTTGTATACAGCTATGGCATTGAGTGATTTGGTTTTGCCTTTTTCTGGTGATAAAATCACAATGTATGATGTGGAGTTTATGGGCTGTCCGGACGAAAGTAGACCGGCAGGCGATCAAGTGGGAATTATTTTTGAGGAAATCTGATTATGGCAAAAAAGGATGTAAATATGGCAAAGGATTATCAAATCAAGAAGGTAGAACTTGGTGATAATTTTGTAATTGAGTTGAAGTGCAGAGTTGTCGGGTTGGAGTATCTTGAGGACGTTTACAACAAGCCTATATCAGAGATAAATTTTGGTTCTGGCAGAGTAAAAGACCTTGTGAATTTGTTTGTGGCTTTGGGGCTAAGCACCTATCCGGATATGATGGTCGAGGAGATAAGGAAGAAAATAGGCCAGTTGGATATTGACCGCCTGCAACAAATTCTACATGAGGCTCCGGATATATTCGGAGTGCAGGGAAAAAACTCGAAAAAGCCGTCCAAGAAACGACAGGTAAAAGGCAATCTGATAGAAAAGGGTTGACTGATTGGGCGGCGATATACTTTGAGCTTAGCAAGGAATTTGGATGGACACCGGAAACTATTGAGCGATTGACATTACAGCAGTTAGTTCATTATTTGGAAAAACTGCATGAGTACAGAGAGAATATAAAACCGGCCGATTTTGAGTTGGAGCAGATCAGGCAGGCGTTATTTGCGTTTTTGGGCGTAAGTGAAAAGGACGATAAAAAAATCGATGAGCAGATAGAAAAAAGCGGGTTTCCCAGCGTGAAGGTGACACGTCAGGCAATGGAGGCTTGGGAGAAGGCAGGGATGCCGAACCCGCAAATTTTCTTTGCTCAATATAGGAAAAGGAAAAATGGCTGATCTTGGCAATCTTACAGCTTATCTGCGGGCGGATATGAGAGATTTCTCTACGAAGCTTCAGAAGGCTACAAAAAACCTCAAAACCTTTACGGTTAAAACCGAAGGACTCTTGAGAGCCAATGAACAGAGCTTCAAGCGACTTGGAAGTGCGGTTAAAAAGATAGGCGGTACTATAAGCAAGTGGGTTAAGCGGATGAGCATAGCTATTGTGGGTGCTATCGGCTTGTCCGTTAAGGCGTTTGCCGATTTTGAAGAGCAACTGGCTAATGTAAGTACGATGCTCGATGATCAGACTATGAAGTATATACCTAAGTATGCGAGACGGTTAAAGCAAATGGCAGTCGAGTTTGGGGAGAGCACAAAGACATTATCAAAAGGCTTATATGATATTCTGAGTGCTTCGATAGAACCGGCTAAAGCATTAGACGTATTATCCGCATCAACTATAGCAGCTAAGGCAGGCTTGACTGATACGGGAGTGGCAGCCGATGCTATAACAACTATTCTTAATTCTTATCAAATGTCCGCTGAAGAGGCAGGCAAAGTAAGCGACTGGCTGTTTGCGATAGTAAAACGTGGTAAAACTACGTTTGCAGAACTGGCTCCGAATATAGGCAAGATTGCTTCGACGGCTTCGGTTGCAGGGTTAGCTTTTGAAGAGGTTGGAGCAGCTATTGCTACAATGACAAGGGCAGGCATGTCAACCGAACTGGCAACAACATCATTAAGGGGTTTGATGAATACCTTTATGAAGTCGGGGCCAGAGGCAAAAGAGATGGCAAAGCAATTCGGCTTTGAGCTAAATACTACCACTCTTCGAACTATAGGCTTGACAGGTGTGCTGAAAAAGCTAAAGGGAGCTACAGCAGAACAATTAGCAATTTTATTGCCTAACATAAGGGCCTTATCAGGCTTTGCAGCAGCGTTAAAACAGGCCGAAGGAATGGCAAGCGATCTGGATTTGATGCTTAATTCGGCTGGTTTAACACAAAAAGCCTTTGGGAAAATGACAGACACTTTGAGCTTTCAATTAAAGAGATTTTGGCAGGCTATAAAAGTTATCTCTGTGGGTGTTGGCGAAAGATTCAAAAAAAGTATTATCGACATGACTGATTCTCTCATAAAAAACCGGTATGTGATTGAGGACTGGGCGGTTGCTTTTGCCGATAGGATAATCTTTGTGGGTGATATAATTAAAAGCTTTTTGGAGTTTATGAAAACTGACTGGAAGGTGGGGTTGAAATTTGCAGTTAAAACAGCCACTGAGCTTTTTTTTGGGCTTGGCAAATCTATTGTTGTAATTATGCGGACTGCTGGTGTGAACGCTGCAGCCGCATTTATTGAAGCATACGGAAAACAAGTAGGTACATGGCTTATGGAAGAGAGTGGTGTAAAAAAACCTACTGGAGAGCATCGAACTGGATTAGAAATGCTCGCTAAATACCCTATATCTGGAGGGTATCGTAAAGAAATGATGAAAATGGGTGCTGGATTATATGAAGCATCCATGAAACCCGCAACCACAACAGATTTAAGAGGTGATCTAAAAGATGTCTGGAGTGAGGTTGAAAAGAACTTGAAGGATTTTGAAAACAAGCTTGATATAGATATTATATCGGGGCCGTTGGCAAAGCTGAAGGCAAAGGATAGCCAAAGACTTCTTGACACAATGGCCCGAAAACTTGATGCCTTAGGTGAAAAAGCACAAGATGTAAATGATGCTATTTCGAATACTGTTGGGAAAGGTGGTAACCCAGTAGGCACAGTGCCAACGAAACAATTGACCGAAGAGGAAAAGAAAGCACAGGCTGAACTTGCACAGCACATCGAGGACTTGCGGCGAAAGCTGTTAAGTGAACTTGGCCGAATGGATGAGAAAACTTATCAATTCAGAAAAAAACTGCTCGATGATGAGTTAAAAGATTATGCTAAATTTATTGAAGATAAGGCATTGCTTGATCAGTGGTATGACGAGCAAGTTCGCAAACTCGATATTGAAAGGTTAAAATCATCTGATAGCTTAACTGATGGATTTAAGTCTGCACAGTTAGAGATGGCAAATGAAATAAAGACATTTGGTGAGATTGGCAATGAGGTTGCTTATAAGATAAGAGATTCCTTTGCCAATGCCTTTGCTGATATGATTCTGGACGCTAAGGATTTTAAGGAGGCGGCAACCGGTTTTTTGAAATCTATTGCCTCGGCTATGGTACAGATCATGTCTATGCAGATAGCAACTAAGCTAATGATGGGATTTGGCTTTGGAGCCTCCACCGCTCCAGCAGGTGACATAAATCCGGCAATGGCTAATTATGCCCATAGTGGCGGTATTGTTGGAGCGGGGATGCAGCAAAAGGCTATACCGCAAATGGTTTTTTCACAAGCTCCGAGATTACACGCTGGTTTGCAGGCGGATGAGTTTCCGGCGATTTTGCAGAGAGGAGAGAGGGTGATTCCCAAGGGGCAAGCAGCAGGTGGAGCTAATGTTGAGGTTAATGTAATAAACCAGACAGGCAGGCCGGTAGATGCTGAAAAAGGACAAACGGAATTTGATGGCGAAAAATACATCACAAACGTGGTTCTCAAAGATATTCACAGTTACGGGCCGATGCGAAATGCGATACAACAGATGGGAGTGAAATAAATTGGCAAATTTTCCAACATTAACTCAAGGACCGAATGTTTCGGGCTTTACACAGGAAACGGCTGTTGATCCGACACTGCGAAGTCAATTTGAAAATGGTTATCAGTTGACGAGAAATCGTTTTACGGTTGTGCCAAAAAAGTGGAAACTTGTTTTTGAATATTTGACCGATGCGGATAAATCTACACTGGAAACCTTTGAGGAAGATACGGTAGGATTTGGTGGCACAAGTTTTAATTGGGAAAATACTGAGGACGGGGAGACTTATGATGTAAGATTTGCTGAGCCTGTCAAGTGGAAATTTAATCCGCTGGATAACAGAATACCGCTCCGCCGATGGAGAGCAGAAATGATTTTGGTTGAGGCAAATCCGACAAGCTGAGAAAATTAGAATCGAAATAGGAAAGCCGCAAAATGCGTGATATACCTGCAAATCTAATAATCGAGAAAAACAAGCTGCAAAGCAAAGCGGCGTGGCTGATCCTGTTGGAAGTTACACTGAATAATGATGGTGGGACGGTTTTACGTTTTGCGAGAAATTTTGAGGATGTAACTTTCGGCGGTGAAACTTATACAGCGTTTCCTTTTGAGGTTGAGCCGACTAAGAATATGAGTAAGGGGCAGATTCCTACAGTTACGCTTCGTGTTAGCAATATCACAAGCCTACTTGAGCAATATCTTGAGGATTTGGATGGTGCTATTGGTTCGTCTGTTAAGGTAACAGTGGTTAATTCTGACAGGTTGGCTGAGGATTATAGCGAGCTTGAATTAACTTATGACGTATTGGGCTGCAATAGTACGGCTAAGTGGGTTACTTTTACTTTGGGTGCTCCGAATCCGCTTAGGCAGAGGTTTCCGCTTCAGAAGTTTTTGGCTCTGCATTGCAGGTTTCAATATAACGATGTTTATGATTTAGACGGGCCAAGATGTCAGTATGCGGGTAAGAGTATAGAAGGCATAACATTGCCAAGTGGCAGTCCGGTATCAATAAATATAACCGGACATGGTTTTTTAACTGCTGATGTTATCAAGTTTGATAACGATGTAGAAGGTACTACAGAACTTCAGGGTAATAGCTACACGATCACAAAGACCGATGCTGATAATTTTACTTTAGATGATACGGATGGAGATGATTTTACGGCTTGGACATCGGGCGGGAAATGTGGGTATGCAACCTGCAATAAGACATTGGCAGAGTGTAGAGAACGAGGTAATTCAGCGAATTTTGGGGGTTTTCCGGGTATCCGTTCAGGTACAGTGAGGATTGCGTAAAATGACTTATGATGATTTATTGGGCAAACCGTTCAAGATGGGCGGCAATGGCATAGACGGCTACGATTGCTATACACTATCGAAAGAGGTATGCAAGAGGGCAGGGATCAAGTTGCCAGATAAAAAATCAATCGAGAATTTAGAGCAAAGAAGTGAGGCGATAAAGGCAGGCAAAAGTGAAGATTATATCAAACTGAAAAGACCTGAGCCTTATTGCGTAGTTACGTTTAGCTTGAGACCGCCTTTTGTGAATCACATGGGAGTGATTTTGGATGACTGCAAAACTTTTATACATATTATGCGGAAACGTTCGGTAGCGATAGAAAAGCTAAGACATAAATACTGGAAGAGCAAAATCGAAGGTTTTTATAGATTTGTTGGAAATAATGAACGAAACGAATAACACAATTAGAAGTATAGTTGTTAAGAATCCTTTTGATCGCAAACAAAGGGACATTCAAAATCTTGAGTTCAAAGATGAAACCTTAGAGCAACTCAAAGATAAATACCTGCCGAGTGATTTGGATGTCGTTATCAGTATAAACGGGATGGTGATTGAGAGGATCTTTTGGAACACAACGATACCGAAACTCGGCGATGAAATAGTATTTATGCCAGTCGTTTCAGGGGGTGGAGACGATGATAAGCAAATCCTCGGTGCAGTGCTGATGATAGCATTGGTAATAGCTGTTGGGCCAGCGGGGTTTGGCTTTATTGCAGAGGGAGCATCGTTAGGCTCTATGGCTTTGGGTGTTGGTATTATGGTTGCAGGCGGTGTGCTTATAAATTCTCTAATGCCCGGGCCGCAAGCTCCGAAAGGATTGGATTTTGACGCAGAAGCTTCGCAGTTTTACCGGTGGAATCCCAAAACTGTAAACCGACAGGGAATAGTAGTGCCGAAGTTTTATGGTAAGAATAAATTATATGGCAATGTGATCAGCGTATATACAGAGCTGGACGATAGCGATGATACCAAGCAGGTACTTAATATGCTGGTTGCTTTGGGATCGGGGCCGGTTGAGGGCATAACAAAATCGGACGGCACTAACTACGATATAAATATCAACGGGCAAAAATATATCAACTATGATGATGTAAGTATTGAAGAGAAAAAGGGTACTATTGAGCAAACGGTGGTAAGTCTGTTTGGTGATGCAAAACCAGAATACCGGCCTAATCGAGTGGTAACAAATACGGGCGGTTCAGAGATTTATACTACGCCGGACAATGACTTTGACGATCTGGAGGTGGAGCTTCTTTTCGATAGGGGCATTTATTATGCAAATAATCAAGGAGGGCTGAGTAACCACAATATCGATATAAAAATCGAGATTTCAGAGCATGATGCCGGTTCCTGGACAACTTTAGTTGACGATACTATTACCGATAATGTTACGGGGTCGATACGAAAAGTTTACACAGCAAGCACGGGTTCGAGTTATGAGGGTGGCTCTAACATAGCGATAAACCGAGGCACGAAATACGATATTAGAGTGAGCAAAGACACTTCGGATGAGACAAGCTCAAGATACGGTGATAGGATGGTGCTTGGTTCTGTCAGGGAAATATTAGAAGATGGATTTAAGTATCCGGGACTTTCACTTCTGGCTATACAGGCTTTGGCAACGGACCAGCTTTCAGGTGGTATCGAGGTTGATGTAATTCAAGAGGGAGCAATTGTCAGGGTCTATGATGATGGGTCAGAGACTTGGAGTATTAAATATACAAACAATCCGGCGTGGGTGCTTTATGATATTTTAAGTCAGCCTGTGATTTCAGGTGACGGTGATGGTACGCCTTATGCGGTGGAGAAATACGAGGGGATAAATCCGAGCAGACTGGATTTGGATAGCTTTGTTGCGTTGGCTGATTTTTGCGATGAGTTAGTGCCTTCGGGCATTGGAGAAGGCACGGAAAAGCGAGTTACTTTTAACGGCGGATTTGATAGTGGTACTACGATGTGGGAGGCAGCATTGAAGGTCTGCGAAATAGCTCGGTGTGTACTGATATGGGATGGTACTGATTTGTCGGTTGCAATTGATAAGGCAACAACCCCTACGCAAATGTTCAATGTTGGTAATATCATAAAGAACAGTTTTAAGCGGACTTTTTTGCCGCAAGAAGAAAGAGCAAGTGAGATAGAGATTCACTATCGAGATGCGTTGCAGGATTATAAGCGTGTCCCGTTTTCGATTTACAACAGTTCAGCAGGCAATTTCGAAAATAAGGTTACTTTGGAATTGTTTGGTATTACGAAACAATCAGAGGCTTATAGGGCGGGGATGTTCAGGCTTGCTCAAAATATACTGCTAAAATCTACAATTGAATTTGAGGCCGATATTGACGCTATTGCCTGTACTGTAGGCGATGTGATATATGTTCAGCACGATGTGCCGGACTGGAAAGAAGGGGGCAGAGTAGTAAGCTCAACAAATAACACAATCGTAGTTGATAAGGCGGTAACTGCCAGTGGCGGGACGGATAAGGTTCTGGTGAGGGTTTATAATCCTGTAGCTGAAGAAGAGCAAATCGAAAACCATACGGTCGATAGCGTAAGCAGTACAACTATTACAATAACAGATACTTGGACAACTAATCCGAGCAAAGGGGATGTATTTTGCTACGGCACTTCAGCGGATACTGCCAGAAGATACCGGATTATACAACTAAGCAGGAGTAGCGAACAGCGGATTAAGATTACAGCGATTGAGTATAATGCCGATATTTATACTTATGACAATGACAGTCCAACGATACCTATATCTGACTATGATGCACCGGCAAGTAATGATGACGCAACCAAACCACCGACCTTTGATGAGATACGGAGAGAATATCCAAAATCTTTAGTTGGCGTACCTACGATGGATGTTCCAATGACGCAAAATCTGCAATGGGATAATGAAGGTGGTGCTGTGCCAGCAGATAATATCGGTTGGTCTAAAGCTGACGGGGCTAATGATATACTTCTGACTTATAAGGGCATTACTTATGAGATAACTGCAGACACATCAGGCAATAAATATATTTATTGGGATAAGAATAGCTCAAATAACACGTTTCACGGCACTGATACGCTGGCAAATGCGATAGGTACTGACAAGTGGCTTATGGCATATAATAATAGCGGGACGGCTTATCCGGCTTGGGGCAGACCTGTTATTCATGGTGGTCTTATACAGGGAAGCACAGTTGATACAGACCAATTAGCTGCAAATGCTATTACAACAGCAAAAATAGCAGCAGATGCAGTAACTGCCAATGAAATAGATGCTGGAACAATAACAGCAACCGAAATTCATGCGGATGCAATTACAACAGAAAAAATAAATGATGAAAATGTTACAACTGGAAAATTAGCTGATAATGCGACTACGTATTTAGGTAGTAGCTATGCGGGTTCCTTGAATACGGTATCCAGTTGGGAAACTATAGCACAGGTAACAATCACAGCAACTAATAACCCTGTTGAAATTTCAATGCAATGCTACAGTACAGGTGCACCAGCCCTGGAGTTTCGTGCAAAAAGGGATACATCGGTAGTATGGGAAAGCTCTTCTGCGGTTGCTGCTGATTATTTTGCATATAATTATCTTGATAGCTCACCAGGCTCAGGCAGCAGAACTTACTATTTCCAGGCCCACCAGCCAGCCAGCGGAACTGGAGGGGTACGAGATGTGCAGTTAGTAGTGAGGGAGATCAGAAAATGAAGAGTTATATAATTTACGACGAGTCTGGCCGTATCTTAAGAACAGGAGTATGTCCAGAAGATGTTTTTGATAAACAAACGGAAGTCGACGAGTTTATTGTGGAAGGTTCAGCGGATGATATTACCCAGAAAATTGTTGATGGCAAGATTGTAGACAAAACACCTGAAGAAATAGAAGCAGAAAAACCACCAGAGCCAACACCAGTACCTATTGAACAACAACGAGCAAATATAACAAATGGGCAATTACAAGATATTTTAACCCGTTTAGACAAATTAGAGGGCAAATAAAATAATACCCGCTCCCAGAGAGGCCGTTAATCTTAATTGATTAGCGGTAGCATATCTAATATAATTTTTTCAAAAAAATTTATAAATTTTCAATTTTTCTCTTGACACGCTGTGTATATAGTGTATACTATACATAGTAAGATATAAAAAATAATAACTCAAAAGGAAAGGAAATGAAAATGCTAAAGCAAGGACAAAAAGTAAAGGTCTTTCAGAAGTGGACAACAAGAGAAGATTTTGAGGATGAAGCTGTATTACAGCAATTCATAAAGACCTGTTATAACACCAACAAAGAAGGCTCTCATGCTGAGCTATGGTGGGTAAACTTTCCTGCAGATAAAGACAGCTCACGATACATGAGAACTGTTTGGCCGGGGGATGTAATTAAAGAAGGTGAGGTATCAAAATGAAGTTAATGACGCAGGAAAAAAGAAAAGAAATACCAAAGCTTTATGAGCAAGAAAACAATGGTGGCGATGCAGTTGCGTATATAAAATTCTTTACGCCGGATTCAAACTGGACATGGTACGCAACTGAGTTTGATGGAGAGGATCAGTTTTTCGGTCTGGTCGATGGCTTTTGTAAGGAGCTTGGCTATTTCAGCCTGACAGAGCTTGACTCTGCAAGAGGGCCAATGGGACTTAAAATCGAACGGGATTTGTACTGGAAACCGAAAACGCTCAAGGAAATAGCACCTGAGCTGTTTGCAAAAGAGGAGATTGAAAGTGAAAGATGACAAAGTTATTTGCGATAACTGTTCAAACTATTTTCAGCATCCAAGCGGGTGTACTGAGGGCTGTTGGGAAAATCTAAAAAATCCATTCTATATGACACAGTATTATTATGAGCAACGTAGGGATGGATATAAAAAGAGCTGTAAGGGGTTTAAGCCTTTGCCGAATCCTCAGAACAAAATACTAATCGACTTTCACGTGAAAGGTAAGGTGTAATTATGGCAAAATTTGTAATAACAAAACCTATTGGCGGTATATGCTTGAATGGCAAGGAATATGCCCTTTGCGATAATAAAGAGGTAATGCGGTTCGATACCGCCATTGATGCTAAGATATTCTTGGAAGATAACGGCATAATGGCTAAGGATATGGACGAGATGGGAATCCAAATTGAAGAAAGCGAGGCTTGAAAATGACAAGGCCGTATAAGACAGAGCGTAAAGGCAATAAACTTATTCACCACTTCGCAAAATGCGTCTGCCAGTGGCCGAGTCGAAAGGGATTATCAACCTATCAGGGTGAAGCTTATTATTGTGTTAAGTGTGGAGCAATTAAGAGATTGGAACAAATAATTTATTGAAAGGAGAATCAAAATGAGTCATGAATTAGAATTGAATGAAAATGGTGAGGCCCGGATGTTTTATGCGGGTGAATTGCCGTGGCACAAACTCGGCACAAAGGTCGAGAAAGAAGTTACGGCAGAGGCAGCTATAAAATTGGCTGGTCTGGATTGGGTTGTTGAAAAGAGGGATATTTTTACACAAGGAAATGTTTGTATTGATGATATTCCGGTGGTTGGTCAGAAAATCGGAACTCACAAGGCGATAGTCAGGACAGAGGACGAGAGTATCTTAGGCGTGGTCGGTAATAGTTACGAGCCGATACAAAACTCAGAGGCTTTTGGTTTTCTGGATGCTCTGGTGGGTGAAGGATTGGCAATGTTTCACACGGCAGGAAGCCTGTTTGATGGCAAGCGGATATTTATCACCTGTAAGCTGCCGAACAGTATTCAGGTCGGGCCGGATCAGGTGGATAAATACCTTGCTTTGGCTACCAGCCACGATGGAAGCTTGAGCCTACATATTAAGTGGACACCGATAAGGGTGGTCTGCTGGAATACGATGAGTGCAGCATTTAATATCTTCGGTGGTAAGGTTCACGCTCAGGATGTAGTAAGCGTCCGGCATACCGCAAACTACAAGGATAATATCCAAGAAGCAAGGAGGTTGCTTAACTTGACAGATGTATACTATCAAAGGGTGGAAGCGTGCTTTAACCAGCTAATCAAGACACCGATAAGCGATACAGGGTTTCAGCAATTCACAGACAAACTGTATGAGCCAACAATAGAAGATGAGAATGGCAACAAGACAGCAAGTAAGTATTGTGAAAAGAAAAGGGAGCAGGCAAGAGAGTTGTTCCATTTAGGGATTGGCAATAATGTTCAGGACGTTAAGGGTACTCGATGGGCAGCCTTAAACGCTATTACAGAGCAGGTCGATCACCACAGGAATTACTACACAAGTACATACGGCGGTAATGAGAACGATGCAAAGATGAACAGCGTTATTTGGGGCAGTGGTGCTACCACCAAAAAACGTGCTCTTGAACTATTAACAGCGTAAGGGAGAAGGGGTAAAACCCCTTCCCCCTCTTAGAGCTTGCTTTATAGGCAAGCTCGGGCAATAATAAATAATATATATCTGTAACCAGTAAGCAAGGAGAAAATAAAAATATGGATACGATCACGATTAAGATTTATAGAGAGACATGCAACAAGCTAAAACAGGCCCACGCCAAGGACGCAGGAAAAAGGAAGAAAGTCATACCTTTTATCCAGTTTTGTGATGAGGTTATCATAGATGGCTTGAGGGCCAAGGGTTACAAGCGATTCAACCACTCTCGGACAGGTAGTTGATTAACCTTCCATCGCAGGATCAGTTCTTGATCCGTGTAGAACTCGGTGGTTGTTTTTTCGGAATAGTGCTCAAGAAGGTTTTTAGCAGAACCGATTGAGCCTATTCGTTGAATAATTGTACTAAATGTTATTCGCAAATCTTGCCGGGTAATGCCGGAATCTTCACGTAACTTTTCCCATGCCTTGCGAACATTTACATCTGCAAAGAGCTTAGGTTGCTTCTCAGGTAGCGATTTTAGGTAGCTACGTAGCTCAGGTATGGCCGAAACGGGTAATGGCCTATTAACATATACCTTTTGTGTCTTTTTGCTCACCGTGTCGATTTTGGCGGCTTTTAGGTCTATGCTTGAGCGGTTAAGGTTGTCAACATCAGTTTTCCGCAGTCCGGTAATAAGAGATAGTAATATCCGGCAACGCCAAGCAGGTGTAGGGCAACGGCTGAATAGCCAGCGGATCTGTTTTGTAGTAAGAGCTTTATACTGCAATTTAGGGGTTCTTATTTTCGGGAAGGTGATATTGCCGAAGTTGTATTGTTTTTCCTTCATCCAACCGATCAACGTTTTTAGTCGACCAATATCCTTTTTGATAGTATATGGGCTAAGGTTCTGCGATTGGCGTTCCAAAAAATATAAATCAACGCTTTGTTGGGTTATAGTAGTGCTTGACCGGGGCATAACTATCTTTTCAAAGCGATCTAAAAAACGCTTTGCTTCATCTTTGGTGCTGCCGGTAAGCCCGATTATATCATAACGCTGTAGAAATTCTTTTTTTACTTCCGGCCAAGATAATCGGATGGGGCTGATAAAGACATCTGTATTTAACTGCTGGTATTTGATATGCCGAAAATGCTCCGCCAACCTTTTAGTAGGGAGTAGCTTTGATTTCTGTTTGCCGAATTCTCGCCAAGCGACATAATAGCCCTTGCGATCTTTTCTCTGATATATCCAAACTTTTTTCATTGAAAATCTATGCTGACCTTACAAATACCGCTTGTCTTTTACTGACCGCTTGTCCATAACTTCTTTTAATATAAGCAATTATAAAAAACTCCCTATCTTTACGAAAGCTGTGCTCTACCATTGAGCTACATCGGCGAAAACACATAAAATACGTCAAATCAAGCGGTTATGCAAAATCACAATGTTGGAATAATTGGAATAAACGACACTTTTTGAGGTTAAATGCTGACCAAATGCTGACCGGAGTTTTTGTGTAAATTGCTATCAATTAGCTACCTGTTTTTAAAATACTATCGCGTAAGCATCACTCTATTTTTTTCACCTTTTTTTGTTCCCATAAATTCATACTCACCCAATACTTACGAAATGTTAAGTTATTTTTTCTTATTTTTTCTTATTTTTTCTTATTTTTATACTTGACAACAGCCGATATATCTCTTAGTATTTCTTAAGAAAACATAAGCGACTCCAAAGGGAAAAATAAATGACACAAGTAACAGCAATCAATCTTACAAATGAATCTGGTCCAGAAGTCATCGACTTGATTAACAGGTTTGCATCCTTGCAGCAATTGAAACCGACTACTGCCATAAAGCGGTATCTCCTCAGAAATCTACCACTGGCAATAAAAAATGAATTAACCCTCCGTGAAAACGCTAACCCCTCCGTGGCTGGTAACGGGCAAGTTACCCAATTTAACATCGAAAGTCAAGGATAAAATGAAAAAAAGTTTACCTAAATTCTTAACACTCAAAGAGGCGTCAAAAGCTACAGGAATACCGGTGCAAACGCTGCGTGGCTGATTCAAAAACGATAGGAGCCTGCCTGTTGTAAAAATTCGCGGCCGGGTGTTTTTAAGACGGAATGATTTTTTTGATTGGCTGAGAATTAACAGTCGGTCAGTGGCGGTTTGAAAATTGAATATTAGCTTTTTATTACCCTCCTCCGAAGCCTACTGGTTCGAGAGGGCCGGTAGGCTTTTTTGAAAACTTAGTTTGGGAAAGGTCAAAACATGAAGGTAAAAAAGTTGTTAGCGGCAATAACGGCGGGGACAGCGGTATTTTTCGGGATTGTCCCTGCATGTGATGGGGCGGTCTGTAAGGGACGGGCGGAAATACCGATTATAAGAAAAGCTGCTGAACGTAATGGTATCAAGTTTGGTAGTGATAACTGGTTCATCTTGTTGGCAATTCGCAAAGCCGAAAACGGCGGCAACGGAAAAGAATTCGGGATAAAACATCCAAGAGCGTGGAATACAAGCCTTGATACTCAAGCCGGGTGGGCAGCTGCAACCATCATTAAAAATCGTGTTCGATGGAGCGATGCAGGGAAGCAGAACGATTTTATTAACTTCTTAGCCGACAGGTATTGTCCAAAGGAATGTGATCTTGTCGGCAATCTTAACTGGAAAAAGAACGTACACTTTTGGTTTCGTCAGTTCCAAAAGGATTCAAAATGAAAACAGCCGTTACACAAACAAGCATAGCAGCATATTACGATCTTGACCTGAGCAATCAGGAGCGGATTGTTTTATCCGCCCTTAAAGTGCTGGGTTCAAGCTGTATTGCTGACTTAGCGGCTTATTTACACTGGGAGAGATCGACAGTGTCCGGCAGGCTAAACGGCCTGAAACAAAAAGATGCAATTGTGCTTGTCGGGAAAAAACCGAGCAAAAGAACAGGGGTTACCAGTGAGTTTTGGCGGCCTAAACTTTTTAGCGAGTCTCTTTTTTAAGATTTGAAAGGGAAGGAAAATGAAAACTGCAAAAGAAATTATTACAAGTCTAAAAACACAAAACACGCACTGCTTTATAAAGTTTGGCGATGGCGGCCATAAACTACTTACACTTAGCTACCGGCCTGGCAAAGGATTCCGCTATTTTAAGGGAAATAAACCTGGCGGTGGTGGGAGAAAACATACACCAATTACCGAACTAAGGGCGTTAGAATTATTGTCATGAAAACACTAATTAATCTACTAAACTGTATAGGGCAGGCAATCTAACTTTTAATTAGGAAGGAAAATCATGGATATAAAATTATGTAAATTATCTATTAGTTCATTCAAAGGAATCAAGTCTTTTGAAATGGAGCTTAATGGTCAGAATGCTACAATTTCAGGCGAGAATGGGTGTGGTAAAACTACGGTTTACGATGCCTTTTTATGGTTGCTGTTCGGGAAAAACAGTGCTGGCAAAACGGATTTCGAGATTAGGCCGTTGGATAAGAACAATCAGCCAATCAAGGGGCTGGTTGTGGGCGTAGAGGCTGAAATTAGCATAGACGGCAATCCTCATATCTTACGCAAGGAACAACACGAGAAGGTCGTTAAGCGACAACTGCGGGGCTATGAAACGCTTTGCTGGATTGATGAAGTGCCAAAAAAAGTCAGTGAGTATCAGGATTATATTACGGAACTTATCGCCGAGGATACTTTCAAACTATTAACCGA